ACGCGGAGATGGAATTGCTTCTAAAGGCAGAACCAAGGGAAGGTTTGTATGATGGCAAGTCGCGGCATGGGAGCAATCAGATCATCTAAGATGCCAAGTGGNAAAGAAAAACCNCGCCGNGATGATACAGACTTTACCGAGTACAAAGAAGGCGGACATGTTGGACTTTATGCCAATATCCATGCAAAGCAAAAAAGGATAGCCAACGGTTCAGGTGAGAAGATGAGAAAACCTGGNGCTAAAGGCGCACCAACCAAGCAAGATTTTATTCAATCAGCCAAGACAAGGAAATCAAAATGAGCTTACTTACAAACNTAGAAGAACACGCAGAGCATTTGCTTGNTTTAGTTGAGCACATGATTCAAGTGCAACTTANCTCTCACGGAGTTGTTAGCGAAGCAACCCAAAAGATTCGTGATGTATTGGATGCCCATGTTAACTCTAATGAGANTGTTTCTGCTCCCGCCGCTGTGGATGTTGTTGTGGATAATACACCTGCTCCAGCTCCTGTGGATGCTCCTGANTCACATGAAGAGACANTGGTGGTAGAACCTTCTATAGTGAGCTAATACATGGCACAAACTTCCGGAACCGCAACGTTTAACCTCCAACTCACCGAGTTATGTGAGGAGGCGTTTGAGCGTGCGGGTCAGGAAATGCGTTCTGGTTATGACTTAAGAACAGCCAGGCGCAGTTTAAACATCATGTTTGCAGACTGGGCTAACCGTGGTATTAACATGTGGACAATAGACCAAGGTACTATCACCTTAACTCCAGGTCTAAACACATATGCTTTACCGCTCGATACTGTAGATCTTTTGGATCACGTTATCAGGACTCAGTCAAACAATACGTCTAATCAGGCAGACCTGACCATTACACGTATTAGTGTTTCTACCTATGCTACGCTTCCCAATAAACTTCAACAAGCCAGACCTATCCAGGTTTGGATACAGCGTTTAAACGGGCAAAACTTACCCACAGGTTATACAGTCGCAAGTTCCGTAGCATCAACAGACACAACAATTACCTTATCTTCCACAGTTGGAATGCCAACCACTGGGTTTGTGCTTATCGACAGTGAGACGATATGGTATCAATACATTAACGGGAATGTCCTATCAGGATGCTTCCGTGGACAAAACAATACGACTGCGGCTATCCATTCAGTTGGAGCGGCGGTCAGTCAGCAAAGCTTACCCGCCATCACGGTTTGGCCTACACCTGATAACTCTCAGCAGTACCAATTTGTATACTGGAGACTGCGCCGCACAGAAGATGCTGGAGGTGGTGTAAACGTCATGGATGTACCGTTCAGGTTTATTCCTTGTATGGCGGCTGGTCTTGCGTATTATTATCGACTAAGTTACCCAATGCTTTGCCAAGAATTCAAATGTTAAAGCAACAGTATGATGAGGCATGGGATTTGGCTGCCTATGAGGACCATGAGAAAGCTGCCGTAAGGTTTGTTCCAAGACAGCAATTCCTTGGCACTGGTGCTTAATGGGAAACAGATTTGCTTCTGGCAAATATGCAATTGCAGAATGTGACAGGTGTTCGTTTAGGTTTAAACTGACTCAACTGCGCCGAGAAGTTGTCAAGACAAAGAACTACGAACTGTTGGTTTGTAATCGTTGTTGGGATCCAGATCATCCTCAGCTTATGTTGGGTATGTATCCAGTTGACGATCCTCAAGGGCTTAGAAATCCTAGACCTGACCGCAGTTATGTAAATTCGGGGAACAGTGGATTGCANATCGACAAAGCAAACACCAATGACACAACCGTCTTAGGAACAGGAACAAACGAAGGCGGAAGCAGAATATTCCAATGGGGATGGAACCCAGTTGGAGGGGCTGTAAATTTCGATAGAAAGCTAACTCCTAACGTTTTAGCTTTGACTGTTAAGATAGGGCAAGTTACAATTTCAACAACGTAGGAGTAGAAAATGGCTAAGAAAGAAATGAAAGATGATGANATGGCTCAAGATAAAGCCATGATCAAGAANGCATTTAAAGAGCACGATGCTCAAGAACACCCAGGTAAACACACCAAGCTTGCTCTTAAAAAGGGCGGTATGTCTATGAAGAAGATGGCTAAAGGTGGTGTTACATCTATGGGCGAAAAAGGCATGGGTCGTAACATGGCACGCATTGCTAACCAAAGAGGCAAATAATGGCTAAGAATCCAGCTCCTACAAAAAAAGACAGCCCAACCATTCGCACTGGCAAAGCTCCATTTAACAAACCTGCATCTGATTATGCTAAACCACATGACATGAACAACAAGCCTGTCAGCGGTGAAATTGCTTTTCAGGAATATGCATCTAACAAAGCTGCTGACAAAGCAGAGTTGAAAGATCCAGTACCTAATGGTGTAAGTTATGCTGTGACCAGAGAACCTAAAACCAGTGGCATTAAGATGCGCGGGGCAGGTGCAGCAGAGCGTGGCTTTATGTCTAGGGGTCCCCAAGCGTGACCTACACGGAACTTATAACTGCGATCCAGTCGTATACTGAGAATCAGTTTCCTGCTGTTTATTTGGCAGACGGAACAACTGAGTCTACGACTACTCAGCTTAATCGTTTTATCGAACAAGCTGAACAACGCATTTATAACGACATTCAGTTTCCAAGTCTTAGGTCAAACGTTACGGGTGTACTGACCGCAGGTAATCCTTACCTATCTTGCCCGACCGATTTTTTATCTGTTTACTCTATAGCTATTTACCCAACAAGTGGAACAAGCGCATACACGTATACGTACTTGATTAACAAAGATGTTAACTTTATACGTGAAGCGTTTCCCACATCCAGTAATTCAGCAAACTATGCACAGCCTCAGTACTATGCATTGTTTGGACCTCAGTACAACAATAACACTTTGCTCAGTTTTATGCTTGGCCCAACACCTGACCAGGCTTACGGCGTAGAGCTTCATTATTATTTTTATCCGCCTACAATTATCCAAGGTGCAATCACTGCCGCAACAATATCAACGGGCGGGACAGGATATACAGCGGGTACATATTACGATGTACCAGTAACAGGCGGGAATGGAAATTCAGCAGTAGCAACAATAACAGTATCCTCTGGCGGAGTGGTGACAGGAATCACCATTGTCAGTGGAGGAGCTTACTACGTGGTTGGAGATACAATTACAGTGTCTTCATCTTACATTGGAAGCAGCGGAACTAACTTTGCAGCCACAGTTAGCACAGTCAGCAATTCATCAGGAATTACATGGCTCGGGGACAGTTACGATGCAGTTCTTCTTTATGGATGCTTGGTAGAAGCTTATACATACATGAAGGGTGAGACAGATATGCTTACCCTTTACAACACAAAATATGCTGAAGCATTAGCACAAGCTAAACGTCTTGGCGATGGTCTTGAAAGGCAAGACAGTTATAGAAGTGGTCAATATAGACAGGCTGTTACATGAAAACATGTACTAAATGCAAACAAGAAAAACCTTTTGATTTTTATCATAAAGGCAATGCCAAAGGTGGTTATCGCACGTGGTGCAAAGCTTGCGTAGCTGAGTACAAAAAACAATACAAAATAACTAATGCNGACAAAATTAAACAAGTTCAACAAGCATATGATACGGTTCAAAACCCTTTGCGTAAGCAATACTTTCAGCAACGCTATGTTAAAAACAAACAACACATTCTTTCTGTAAATAGTGCTTATATAAAAGCAAACCCACATAAAAATGCATGTAAAGAAGCAAAACGTCGTACAGCAAAACTTCAAAGAACTCCTAATTGGCTAATCCAAGACGATTATTGGATGATAGAACAAGCATATGAACTAGCTGCGTTACGTACTAAAATGTTTGGTTTTAGTTGGCATGTAGACCATATAATCCCACTTCAAGGTAAAAAAGTTTCTGGTTTGCACGTACCACATAATTTACAAGTTATTCCTGCAAAAGTAAACTTAAGTAAACATAACAATTTTGAGGTGGTATTTTGAGTTTTACAGGAAACTGGGCATGTGATGTATTCAAGACTGGAATGTTGTCTGGGGTGTATAACTTTGCAACCGGGCAGACATTCTATATTGCTCTTTATACAAACGCAGCAACGCTNAATGAATTGACAACTACGTATACATCTTTAGGTGAGACAACAGGCTCAGGATATACCGCCGGGGGACAGTTGTTAACTGTATCCCAAACGCCTACAACAGGGTCTAACGCACAGTTAAATGCCAATAACCCAGCCTATCTTAATTTTGCAAATGCAANATGGAATGGAGCTTTAACTGCTCGGGGCGCATTGATTTATCTAAATAATGGAACAACAAACCCAGCGGTNTGTGTTCTTGATTTTGGATCAGACAAAACTTCNGGTAATACTTTTACCGTACAATTTCCGCCAGTGGGTCCTACTTCATCAATTATTACTATTTCATAGGGAAACATCATGAGTAATGAGATTTCAATCATAGGAGACGTAGTAGATGCTACNGTCACCAGAGGCGCGGGGCAGACAGAACTGTTTGGTCTGCAAGGTATATATAAAGCTGAGTGCTATGACGCACAGGGCAATCTTAAATGGTCTGACCATATTGAGAACCTAACCACAAACGTGGGTCGTCAGAACTTACTGAACTTTTACTTTATTTCTCCCTCGGCTACAAACGCCATTTACATGGGACTAATGGGTACAGGCTCACCTTCTTATTCAGATACACAAGCCAGTCATGCAAGCTGGTTGGAAGTCGGAGGCGCTAACGCTCCTACATATTCTGGTACAAGAAAGACACCAAGTTTTACAACACCTACCACAGCTAACCCATCTGTTTTGGTAACTTCTGCTGCGGTTGTGTTTAGCATGACTGGATCAGGAACTGTTGCGGGTGCGTTCATTAACGTGGGCGGTTCATCTACAATTGATAACACAACAGGTATTTTATTTAGCGCAGGAGATTTCTCTGCGGGTTCTAAGACAGTATCGTCAGGCGACACAATAAATGTATCGTACTCGTTGTCAGCCTCGGGTTAATAAATGGCTCTAGTTCTGTCGGATCGTGTCCAGGAGACATCCACTACAAGTGGTACGGGTACTCT